GGCCGACCTAGACTCCTCGGCTAACGGAACACAGACTTTAGCTTCGGTAAATTTTACGACTAAGACCATTACTTATGCGAACGCCGGATCTGATACTGTATTCAGTATTAACGGCGAGGGAGTAGGGAACACATCCGTGGTTTCTGCTGGGACTGCAATCTCAACCACTTTAAACTTTACCCTCAACGATGATGGAGTAAATGAGGTATTCGGATCGGCAGTTTTCTCCGATGCGGCATCCGATTCCGATGATTATATTCTAACCGCAACCGATTCAGTCTGTATAATCTTTCGTTTAAAGGACTCCGCACTTTTTAAATGCCGGTATGACGGAGGTGGGGAGTCCGTGGATGGACCTGTTAACCTGACTCAGGGACTCGGTAAGATGTTTATCTTTCGGACAAATCAGACTACCCTTGAAGCATCCCCCAAAGTTAATTTGATCGAGGTATCTTCTGCCTCTCAGACTGGAAATTTGATAACAGTGAATACCTCTTCGTCACACGGCCGAGTGGTAAATGATTTTGTAACTCTTAGCGGGTTTGGAAATTATACGGAGAATCCAAATGACTGTTATCAGATTGAGACTGTGGTTTCTCCAACGAGTTTTAAGGTAAGAAAAGAAGTCGCACAGACTGCTACTTTTAATGTGTCGGGAGCAAAGGTTGAATATTTTGACGATTTTACAAAAGTGGCAAATGGGACTTATACCGCACCGGTATATCTGACGGACACAACTGCGACAGCCTCCAACGGGGAGGTCACAATGGATGTCACCGCTCATGGCCTATCCGCTGGGGATACTTTAACCATTCAGGCGGGAGCATCTCCATTCGATGGATCAGTGGATCAATCAGTGCGAGTAACATCAGTCCCCACAGTAAATCAGTTTACATTTAATTTAAATGTGGTGGATGGATCGGCCAGTCTCACAGTATCCAAACCATTGGCCATCGGAAAAGGATTTATTCATCAGCCCGCCGCCCCTTGGGGCGTTGTACATGAAAGAAGGCTATGGCTTCCATATTGGTACACTTCGGCCACTACGCCAGCAGATAGAGAAATAAGGGATGAGATCGTGGCATCGGATATCATGGATTTCAATACATTCGATGTAATTGGAAATCAGTTCAGACCGACTGCCGGACAAAGTGACTTCACAGTTCAGCTTACTCCATTCACCAAGGATAGCCTGGTAATATTTAACAGAAAATCCATCCATCTGATGACTGGAATCAGCGGATCTCTAGCTGATGTAAAATCCAATGTTGTAACCGCTGAAATCGGATGCTCGGCAAGAAAGTCAGTGGTTCAGGTGGCAAATCAAATAATGTTTTTATCTGACCAAGGGATATACAGTGTAGAATTCCTTGATGAGTATAATTTACGGGGAACCGGCACACCATTATCCGAAACCATCCAGCCTTATATCGACCGAATAAATCAGGACTATGCTCACTTGTCATGTGCAGTTTATTTCAACAACCGGTATTGGATTGCATTGCCGATTGATTCGTCAGTGGGTGCTGGCAATGCCACAAAACTTAATACTATAATTGTTTACAATTTCATTAATGGCGGGTTTGAAAGCATTGACACAGTTAATTCAACCAAGTTTGCAATCCGTGAATTATTAGTCGGTAGGGAAGGGGCACAGAATGCTTTATACTTATCGACTGAAGAAGGAGGGGTGCATAAAGTAGATGCCCGTGAAGGCAAAGATGTGGTGTCGCTGACCGCCGGCCAAGCTGAAAAGGAAGGAATTGATGTAGTATCTCAGATTACCACTCGACAATACGATGCCGATCAATTGGACCGAAAGATGTTCAGCCGTGCAGAGTTTCATATTAAGAGCGGTGAGGAAACAATTACGGATGGAAACATCAGTTTTATAACGGAAGACCCCGATTCAACCACTTCGTCCACTTTGGTATCTTCTCTGATTGGTTCAACCTTACCAGCCAATGAAGACTCATCGATACGACTGGGGATTAGAAAAAGAGGCTTTGGGATTCAGGCAGATTTTCAACCAACAGAGGGCAGACCCTATCTTCGGGCCGCCAAAATAGATGCACGAATAACGGATCGTTCGACAACAAGTATTTCATAGGAGATTAAAAAATGGGAGTAATTACAACAGGACAGACTTTTAGTAGCGGAGATCAGGTAACGGCCTCCAAACTTAACGACATTGCAAACCAGGCAACATTTACCTCGGCTAGTGCTACGACAGATGATTCAACTTTAACACTCGCCTCGAGCAAGCTGAAAGTAAAAGACCTGGGTATCACCTCGACACAGTTGGCGGCGAACTCCGTTATAACTGCTAAAATCCAAGATGGAGCGGTAACCTCAGCGAAGCTGGATGCTGGTGCAATCAGTACCTTAATGCCAACGGGATCAGTACTACCTTATGCGGGATCTTCAGCTCCGACAGGATATTTTTTATGCGATGGGTCTGCAAAAAGTAGAACCACGGAATCCGCACTATTTGCTATTATAGGAACTACCTATGGCGCGGGGGATGGTTCAACCACTTTTAGTTTACCCGATCTTCGGGGTCGTGTTATTGCGGGTCAGGACGACATGGGAGGTACATCTGCGAATCGATTAACTAATCAAACGGGCGGACTAAATGGGGATAATTTAGGTGCAACAGGCGGGGCAGAAACTCATACCTTATCAATTTTAGAAATGCCCGCACATACTCATACGACCCCCCGAGGAGGTGCAACTACAGCCAGAGGAGACTCATCTCTTGAAGCATCTTCAGGTTTATCATCAGCTACAACTAGCTCAACAGGCGGAGACGGAGGTCATAACAATGTCCAACCCACCATGATTTTAAATTATATTATAAAGAGCTAATATGAAAGAATACGAAAATTACGGACTCATAGAGAGGCTTTTAAATTTAGGCGCACCAAAAACATACACCGATCAGTTCGGACGACAAGTGACCGACTCAGGCGTTATTTTCACCGAGAGGTCGGTAAAAGATCCAGGCTTTGATGCGGCGATGAGAAGATATGAAGCTCAAAATCTTGAGGACGAGGAATTAGCCATGATCAATCCAGCCGAAAGAGAAATTTTAAGAATGTCAGGAGCAAGCGGGAAGATGATGGGATCAGGGATGAAATCCTATGCACCTGAAGATCCGCTTAAACAAGCGGCAACTCTTCTAAACATGGCCGCCCCACAAGGGGAAGGATTGGCATACATTAACGAGGACGAGGCGGAGATGCTCAGGGAAGCCGGTGGGGCTGGAATGCCGGTAAACTCTTCGGGAGTTCCATCATTCTTTTTAAATAAATTATTTGGCGGGGGGAAAGATGCTCCCGCTTTACCTGAATTTGATGCCGGTAAATCCGCAAGGGATTATGTCGGAGCGATGGCAGATGAAGGACTTCAGGACCAATTACTTCGAGTCCGCCAGCAGTATGATCCGCAGTATCAGGATTTACAGCTTAACTTGGCACAAAGAGCGGCAGACCCATTGGCAAGCCTAGCTGAAACATCTGCTTTAAGAGGTCAGGACTTTGGATCTCGTTTGGCCGAGAGACAGGCTGGAGCAGATATATCTCTGATAAATCAATTCGGTGCTGACTTCACTCAGGCTAGAAGAGCATCTGATCCTCTACTTCAGGCACGAGTCGAACAGGCTAATGAATTGGCTGACCAGGCATTTCAGGAAGCTCAGATGACTGACTTGTCTCCCGAAATGAGAAGGCGGGCAACTCAGTCCGCCCGTGAGGGACTGGTTGCTCGAGGTAGAGGGATGGATAATGCCGGCATAGCGGCTGAAGCGATGAGTCGGGAAGATTATTTAAGGGACATTATAGCGGACAATCGCAGACAGGCTCAAGGACTCGGTTCTTATGCGGCGGGTCTTAATCAAGCAACATCCGTTGACCCATTATCTTTTCTTCGAGGCGGGCAGAACTTCGCCCAGCAAAGTTTTAATGAGAGAGCGGCAATGTTCGGAATCCCACAGGAACAGGTTACACGAATTAATCCTGATGCCGGAGTTAACATCGGAATGCAAGAATATGCTAATCGAGCAAACTACCTGGCTAATACATATGCGGCCAAGGAACAGGCGGCTGGTGCGGCGGCTGGTGGATTAATGAGTGGTTTAGGCTCGTTATTCGGGGGTATTATTGGCGGTGATTACCAACCTCCAGCGACTCCCCCAACGACTCCGCCGGCAATAGCCCCGATCGCCAGCCCTGTTACTCCGAACTTCCAGGGACAATCTAATATAAGACAGAATAGGAATTTTGGCGGGGGAACACAGACATATCGAGGAGGCAGTGGAAACACTATGCTGACGGGCGGATACAAACTATTTTAATATTATGGCAATCGGAGATACAGTTCAGGCGGGATTGATGAGGGTGGATTCCTCACCCATACTTTTGGCGGGTCAGGCACAGGCGAAAGCTAACCAGGCATTCGGCGATGCCCTTGGTGGAGCAGTCGAAAAGTTTTATCAGAAGAAGAAGGATAAACAGGAAAGGGAACAAAGAGAGCGGGCTTATCGTGAGGCGGGTCTGTCCGCCGAAGAGGCCAAGGCGGCAAGTGGTGATAAGGAACTCGGAAGCCTTCTTATCAATAAGATGAATGCGGATCGGAACTTTTTTCTCGCGCAACAGGAAGTTTTAATCGAAAAGGAAAAAGAAAAAAGAGCGGCTGATTTGTTTGATTTGAAACGTGAAAAAACTGAATCCGATGATTTGGCTCGGGATAATTTCCTGAAAAAACTTTTTACTCCAGTACCAACCGGAAAATTAAATGAAGCTGGGCAAGACGAATTAGAAAGAGGTTCACTATTCTTAGCACCTACTCCGGAAGCACAAGAGAACTTTAAAAACGAATTGCTTCAGAACCCTCAGTTTCAGAAGACTGAACCAGTGTTCAATATGACTGGCAAGAGGTTATTGAACCAATTTGCAAAAGAAAAGCCTGATGTTCAAAAGTTGGCTTTGACATATATGCAGTCTAGGCAGAAGGATGCTCCAACTATTTCTAGGGTGGGAAATGAATTGAACCTAGAAACAGGCGAGTATGAACAAATCGCAAGAGACAAATTTGGGAATCCCATTGCCAATTACGGTCCGCCTAAACCTTCGGGAATGTATCCTACTCCTGAAGATGCACGGAGACAAGAAATTTTAGTCGGGAGAACTAGGGCTGCGATGGAATTTAATAAACTAGCTAGAGAAAATTCTAATATTGCGATTTCACAAGCTGAACAAGCTCAACAGGCATTAAAATATTTGCCTGAAACGACTGGCGGTTTAACTAGCTTTGTAAACGAGATGAAAGTAATAGCTGAATCTTTGGGAATAGATTTACCAGAAGGATATCAAAAAGATATGGCCGATATTGGGGCATTTAGACAATTAACAGGTCAGTTCTTGTTTGAAGCTATGAGTAAGACTAAGGGAGCGATTACGGAAAGAGAAATGAAATTATTCCGTCAAATTGCTCCTGATATAGATAACTCTAGAGCGGCTAATAAATTAATGCTTGAAATTTATGTTAAGGGGGGAGATCGTGCGAAGAAAAGAAGAGACTTAATTAGGGACTTGCAGAGAAAAGATGTAGACCCAAGACAAATTCAAATCGCTATTGAGGACTTCGATGCTGCAAATTCTTTTATGGATGACATAAGAAGTTTACCTCGTAAAACAAACCAAAACTCTCAAGCCCAACCAAATCGACAAGGAGTCCGAGGGGGTAATCCTCCACCCAACTCAAACGCTTCAACTAAAAACGGATTTCAAATACTTAAAAGATAGACATGGCTGAGTACGAAATTTCTCACCCTCGTATCCCACAAATCGGAAATACTGTCCTTAAAGGACCGGACGATTTACCTCCTCCGACAGAGCGAGACTTTTGGGATGTGGTCCGGCAACAAGTTCGACCTTTTGGGCTATCTCAGTTGACAGATGAGGAGAAGATTTCTGCATATAAGAATGGATACTTTGATGACCCCGAACCGGTAGAAGGTCAGCCCGAACAACCTGGATTAGTGGACAGTCTGCTTGACTTAGGTGGCAAGGCCGTCCTCCGAGGGGGGCAGATGGCAAAAGCTATTACCTCAATGCCAGGGATTAAAGAATCGGGCATTGTCCCATTAATGTCAGAAATATCTTCGGTTTTACCTTCCGGCCCATATGATAAACTTTTAAAACTACAAGACAAAGCAGTCCCCTATAAAAAGACAGAAAATGCGGATCAATTTCGGGAAGCGGGTAAATATCTTTTTGGATTCCTTGATAACACTGAAGATAAATTAGATTTTGATCCAGTAACTGAGGCACTAAAGAGAACAGGTATGCCATTCTACTCGAAGAATAAAAATGCCCGTGGCCGAGTTAAAGCCGCCGCAATGGACTATGCACAGGATTCTATGGTTGCTGGAATGGGGGAGGGGTATGCTCGAGCCGCTAGTGGTGGGGAGTTTTTATATAAAGGCGGAAAGCTGTTAAAAGATAAACAATTAACTCCGACTGCCTATGACACTTCTCCCTTTGGTGATATTAATACGCCAATAATCGAAGGCACTCCTGATGACTCCGATATCTTAGACTATGTAAATTCTGCAATTGAGTTTGATGCGTTAAATCATCGGTATGAAAATTCAGCCGAATTGGCGGCCTTCGTCTTAGAGAATCCTCAGGAATCAGCAAAGGCAATGGGAGCGGGTATTATTGGCGGATTAACCCCCATTGTCGAGGCAGAGGATTTAAACGAAATTCTAATCGATGAGGAGGATATAAATTTAGACTCGGATCTTCAACAGGATATCCGTTCGGGATTCGTACAGCCCGATGTTGGGGTTTCTTTCCTATCAGAGGTAGTCGGAGATCCGATGAATTTGGCTGGCGGTACAACGGCCAAAGCAGTAACCGCTCCCCAGCGAGTTGCATTGTCCGGTAGGATTACAAAAACTTTAAACGAAGTAAATCGGTTAAATAAGACGAAATCTTCAATCACAAAAGAATTACAGAAAGCCCAGCAAAGGGGTCAGCAATCCCAACGAATTAGCAGACAGGCAAGAAATTTAGAGGCAATAAATCGTCAATTGGCTGAAGCTCAGAAAATACTAGATAAGTATGGTCGCAACTCGTTATTCTTACGAATGATGGCAC